TTATAAGCAAAAACAAATTATTCAATATTATTTTCATTTTGCATTGTAAAAATAGAATACTCGGTGCCGTATTTTTTAACGATTTTCTCGTCCATTTTTTGTACTTGTTCTTCCAAAATATAATTTTTTGGAAGAGTCATTTGTAAATTTAAACGTTTATTATCTATTCGTCTCTCAAAAGCCAAATATTGTTTTTCATCCACATTTCCGGTAAAATATAGATACTTTGGCAGTATTGGTTCTTCGCGTTGTGGTAAAATTCCTTGATCCAGATTTTGAATCGTTCGTATCGCATCTTGCAATTTTTCTTGGATAGATATTTTGTCAGATTTTGTGGTTTCCCAGCATTTTTCATCTAGCATTGGGTGACGTTCTATTCTAAAATATTCGCGATATTTGGTTCGTTCTTTATTTAACCAATTTTTATAATATACTATATATTTTGGAAGCATATCATGTGTAATACCTTCAGGCAAGGCTTGTGCATTTCGTTGCCGTTCTCTTTTTGTTCCAGATTTGATTCCTTTGGAATTTTGTTCTTGTTCTTTTCGCGTAGCGATTCTTAGGTTTTCGTATGTATTATTTAAAGGATTTTGGTCAATATGATCAACACTAATACCTGAGGTTCCTTTTCCATTACCATAACAACCAGTGATTACTTGATGTATATATAAATTTTCCGAGTTCAAAATATAACCATGTTTATTCATAAACCATGTCATTTTTTTATTTATCCCTTTTTCAAAATCTAATATGATTTGATAAGATTTTTCACATAATTTGCAAATAATATCTGTTTCACAAAACATTAAATATATTTCTTTTCCGTTTTCACTTATAATCCAAATTGGGTTTTTCATTATATATGCATCAATTCCGCCAGTATTGTAATGCCCTTGAATATATTCCAAAACATCATATTGGTGTATCATTTTTTTATGATGTTTATGATAACATTTAACGTTACATTTACGTAAATCATATTTATCATTATTAATAAAGAGATAATCTGTGTAAGAATATAAAAATTTATACAAAAATTCTAACAAAGAAAAAAACTTATAATTTGAAGAATATGACGGATAATATTCAGAATTGCTGCGAAATATGAATTTTTTTTTTGAATTTAAAATATCACATAGAGAATCGGAATCTACAAAATATGTTTTACTTTTATAGCACAATTCAATACAATTTAATGAGTTATTATATTTATATATTGGTGTATCTAAATGATAGGATTCGATTATTTGATTTTCCATAATATAATTATTTTATATTATGGATTTGTTTATGTCTTTATATTATTTTTTAAACAATAAATAAAAAGTAACAATTGGAATATTGTAATAAAATCAATTGGAATACGCGACCCCAGCCATGCCTGAGAGCACTCTGAGAACGTTGTAGTTGGTGGCATAGACACGCACCTTGGCGGTGTTTGTTCCACCGACAGTGGCGGACGAGAGCACAAGTTGGAGTGTGGCGTTGTCAATTCTGGAGAAATTGCACGTGCCGCTGGGTTGCTGCTCTTCAGGCTTCAAGGAGAAGGAATACACGTTGATACCAGTGTCGGGTGCGCGGGTGTGGCACTGGAAGGGTTGGACAACGTCGAAGTAAGAACCCTCACGCTCAGAGAAGCGGTCTTGGCCGTTGAGCTGGAGCTTGGCAGTCACAACGGGGTTCTGGCCCCAACAGTGCATATCGAGGGCGGTCTCGGCAAGAACGAAGGTTCCGGCATCAGAGACAGCGGACTCTGTGATAGTACCGTCGTTAAGTCCTGCCCAGCTATTAGTCTGAATGCCGGCTTGTTGGAGATCAACGGCGGCGGGGTCGTTGAAAAGACCGCTGGAAAGCATGAAGTTGTTGGAGGCAATCTCTGCGGCACCACCGAAAGCGAAGGCTGCATTGGGGAGAGCATCAATAGCATCAGTGTAGTTGAAGGGCTGGGCACCTAGGGTGCGGTAGAGGATCTGACCACCGATGAGGGAAGAGCAGTAATCGACGTTGGCATCAGGCTGGACAACCCAGACAAGCTCCTTGCAAGGGTGGTTGAAGTTGAGCTTGATCTTGTTGGAAGAGGAACCGACGGACTCGTCACCAGTGAATTGGAGCTGCTCGATGAGGTACTCGTGGGGGTTCTGGGCCATCTTGCGGCGCTCATCGGTGTCGAGGAACACGTAGTCGATGTAGAGAGAGGCAGCAACAAGGGATTGCTGGTAGGCGGCAGTGACGGTGCAAGGGGCAGTGCCGTTGTTGAGAAGGGAATTCACGGCCCAGAGGCACTCACCAATGGGGCGGAAATCGATGTTGATCTTGACCTCGTGGTACTGTAAGGCAATGAGAGGTAAAGCCAAACCGGGGTTGCGGCAGAACCAGAAGAGGAGGGGAATGTAGAGGGTGGTCTCAGGAAGGGCATTGCGGGGAGCGCAAACCTGGTTGGGGCCAGCAGAAGCGGCGCAAGGACCAGAGATGTTGGCAAAGGTGGGGTCAGTTACGTATGTGAGTTGGGTGGTGTTACCAATCATCTTGAAGTAGCCACGGAGTTGCTCAGCCGACATGGTGAGCTGGTTCCAGATGTGCATCCAATCACCGTATTGGCGATCAATGCGTTGGCCACCGATCTCAACCTCGACTTGGGCAACAAGTTGCTCACCAATGAAATCGAGCCAGCGGGCATAGACACCGAGAGCACCAGTATCACCAGTGTTTCTCATAGACTGGTTGATCTCAGGGAGAGTTACCTGGAGGTAGGTGCGGTAGGCGAGATCACCGTTGCGGGAGATCGTGCAGGTCACACGGCGACCGAAATCGGCCTGGCCCGAGAATGTTTGCTCGATGGACTCCATAGCGAAGTTTGTGTATCTGCGGTAAGAGACTTTCCAGAATGTGATCTCGGGTGTTCCAGTGAGGAAGACGTCTTGTGCGCCATAGGCGACGAGTTGCATGAGTGCTCCGGCCATTTTTGCTAATTATATTCTTTCCAGAGAAAATAATTTTGGCTAAAGAAACCGAATTGTCTAAATGAGGTGAATTGGATTGGGTGTTATGTATGTGTGAAATATGGGGTTATGGTTTGGTCAGTTTGTTTATTTTGTTACCATAATGGTAACAAAATACGTGAGTTATTTGGATCTGTATTTTTTTGTGGTGCGTTTATGTGAGGGTTTGCGTTTGTTTTTACGAATCGTATGTTTTTTTCGTTTGGATAAAATAACGCGAGACTTGCGTTTTTTTGTTTTAGAACCACCTGGAAAATGTGGCAAACTCATTGCTTTTTCAAATAGTTGTCTCGTAGTAAGATTATCATTACCATCGGTAGTAGAACCTGCATCGGGAGGACTAAAAGCACCAAGATTACCATAGTGTTGCATCAACTCTTGTAATCGTCCAACTGCAATTGGTGTTTGTGTTGAATATGTACGTCTTAAATCAGGACCACTGTTACTACTTAAGCTAGACATTGTTTGTTCTACAACCGTCGGTGGTACTAAATTTGTACCATAATTTAAATCAGTCATTTGATCAGCCATCGTGACTAATATTTTATCAAAATCTTTTCCAAAAAATGTTTCACACGTTGCATAATCATAATCATAAAAAGGATAGAACAACCTAACAGTATTTGAATCGGACGTTGTAGATTTCAAAGAATCCGATATTTTCTGTAAAACAATATCGATATTAAAATCTTCTACAGTTTGTGAAGTATAACTTCCAGATTCATTCAATTGTACATTATTTATTGTTATAATAGAACTCTCTCGTTTTGATTGAATTAGTCCATATAATTTTTGTCCAATCTCCGTCGAAAAGGAATGTAATGGATCGTTTGTATTATTCGCATAAGTCCCTGCTCTTTCCAAGAAAAAATTAGATAGTAAAATATGAAATTGAGATAATAAACATGATATAATAACATTTCGTCGCTCTTCCTTTGCAATATATTGCGTTTTTAACTGTTCCTCTATTCCTATTCTTTCCATTTCGTCCAATTGATCAGGTGCAAGCGTGCTTTTATCAGATACTAAATATACACCCCATTCAATCGGAATTTCATACAAATAAAATAAAATGATAAATGCATTTCGTAGAAAATTAATATATACAGGATTACTATTAATGTATGTATCAAGTGCGTGATAAGCAATGGTTTGATATATAGTTTCAGCATTATCGCCTTTTCGTTTTGAACGTCTGACGCTTAATCCAGGTTCATTATATAAAATTCTGTTGTAGAAATCTTCGGCTGATTCTATTCCTGTTATATTGAATCCACAAAATCGAATGAATGTATCATAGTCTATTTTATATCCACTAGAAGTATTTCTTATAAAATTGGCAATTAACTGGCTTACGCTTTCCATAACTATAACAGTCATCGCATTTGTGGGCACCAAATAAGTACCCTGTTGGGATAATGTCAATATGGGTTCGCCTTGTGGAACTGGAGCAACATGTCCAAACATGATTTCCTTGATTGTTTGAGGAAGTCGATAACGATAATTTGATATAGTAGCCAAACCAAATAAATTTTGACCACCTCTTTGAATCTTATTATTTATATAGACACATGTTGGATCCAAACGTTGTCTCCATGATGCTACTATGTTTCGTTTCCATATTTTTTCCATATCTTTGGATTTAAAAAATTCCCCCAATTCTGTCCCAAATATAATATCGATTAATCCACCCTTTAGTATCAATCTCTTTTTCCAGATTCTTTGTGCCAAATCTTTTGCCATTTGTTCATTAAATACGATTTGACTATCACCCCTATCATTTAGTCTAACGCATATGAGTGAATCGTCGTTTTTTTCGTAATTACTATCGGCATTGGCATATAAATATTCTAAAATAAAATCATGAATCTTGGTCCATGCGCCCTTAATGTCCATGATATTTGCTCTTGGCCAAATTTCTTGTAAAAATGCTCCAACATCTTCATTGAATCCAATATGTCTATGTCTAATTGTCTTCAAATATTCCAAAAAATTTTCAGATGTGGGGGTTTGTCCCCAAAGATTAGCGTTATACCATGCTTCCATAAAAGCATGATAATCTTTCATTAATGGAACATACGCCGTTTCAAATAAATCTAAATACCACAAAGCATCCAAAATAGACAAAACATGTTCAGTATGCGGAGGCTCCTTATTACCCTGTGGTCTTCCATTTGTCATAGGACTTTGTTTAACGAGAGGCATATTTGTCAGCCAATCGGTCATAGATATTATTTGACGCATTCTAATATATTCAACTTCAGTATTCGGTATTCCGAACAAAGTGCCCGCACCAATCGATTCAAATATGTTCGTTGTATCATAATTATATACGAAACCTCCATCAGAACCACCAATGCGTTTAAATTTAGTCATTGGAGTTATGCTTAAGGGGGGAATATGACAACTTAAGGGGGGAACATGACAACCAAAAAGTTTCCGATTATTTGAAATAAATCTTACATAATTTTGTCGGATACCCGGAGGACCATCCGGACCATCCGGACGCATATCAATTGTAACAGAATGACCGATGGTTCCTCTACCTTGAGCCGAAACCGCAGCGGGATTCATCTGCGTGCGTGCGGTCGCCCATGTTTCAACAATAACATCTGTTTCTCTACCATCACGTAATTCTCGCTGTCTTGCAATAACTAATCCCGGAACATTTGCAATTGCGGTATGAACATTTGTATGTCCAGCTCTGCCTTGTCCTAAATTTGCAGAACCCTCAACACCCAAAGTACCTTGCGCGAGTGGTCCTCTCTTAAAAATGGTTGCACCCGTCTCATTTTCACGACTTATTTTTCCCAATAAAGACCTCTTGTTGTTGCCAGATCTTGCTATTACTGGAGCAGTTTGACTAGCTTTCCATTTTTTTTTTGCACTTTTCGAATTGATTTTTTTAACTAATTGTTTGAGGGGTAAATCTGGAAATGTACTTCTTATGTAATCTTCATATTCACGTTGTTCAATGCGACTTTCTGTTTTTTTACCGCTTGTTATCTTATTATTAACCATAAAATAATATCAATAATATAAAATATTCAATGTTATATTATTACTAGATTTTAGAAATGGGTCTATTCATCCCTCAAAATTCGTAACAATAAAATTCTCTAAATAATCCTCGCGAAAGACTTCTCGCCGTCTCTCATGTTTCTTGGTAAATACATAAGAATCCTCCGCCTTTTTTACCGTCCAGCCTCTCTCGATCGCATTAAAAATAAAAATCATCTTTTGCATTTTGGTGGGCGAAATATTGCCCGATGAAACGACCACTTTTTCAGGCATCTTATAATAGATATCTTTGTAAAATCGCCATTTTTACCGAATAATCATCGAATAATGATGAAATTTATATTTTTCCAAGAAAAGGATATTAATCTTTACAGCGAATCCATTCTAAATCCTTCAAAATGTCCAAGATAATATCATCTCTCGATGAAAAACATACAGATATGTTAAACCAATTTCATGAAATCGAAACCACCATTATTCCTAAAATTATCCAAGATATCGAACAACTAAAGGCCCAACGCCGATCCCTTACCAAAGATCAAATCGACCTCTATATGGATATTCGCGACCAAATCTTGGCTAAAAAGGCCGAAATTCGGGACCTCCAATCCAAAAAAAAGCGATATCTCTTGGACAATTCCCGATATATATTCGACTATTTCGAGCAAAAGAAACATATTTCGGCGGGGGGAGAATCGGGAAATCAAAACGTCAATGTTCTCAATTCTTTTTTCAAAATTCAGACACCACACCCCAACAATCGATCCATCGGTGCGTCAGAATCGCAATCCACCAAAAAAATCGACACCGAAAAATACGCCCAATCGAAAAAATTCTACCAAGAATATTGGCGAAATGTCAATAATGAATTCACTAATCCCCAAGATTA